TTCCAAAGGTTTGGGCCTGACCAGATATTCTTTAGGGTTACTGGTGTACCAGATCCACAGATGTTTAACAAGGGGAGCGCTGATGAGAACTTCGATGTTACAATTAGCTACGATGTTTTGAACACAGACCCAGAAAAACAAGAAAATAAACTAAATCAAATGGTTTCCCTTCTACAGCTAGATCGCAATGGAAGGATAAATGTAGATAACTTGCTAACATTGATAGCAGGTTCAGTTGATCCAGTGCTTGCTGATGGCGTTCTTGAACCCGCTCAGGTAGCACAGGAAAAACTACTTAAAGATATTACAGATGACTTATCTAAAATTTATGCAGGTATCGAAGTTCCAGCGCGTCCAAGCGGTGCTCAAGCGGCTTTACAAGTTGTTCAACAGTACAGCCAGCAGCCTGACGTTCAAAAACGTTTGCAAGAAGATGAGGCTTTTGCTGCTCGTCTTCAGAAGTACGCTGGACAGTATCAGTTCGCTGTACAGCAAGCACAAAACGCGCAAATAGGCCGAGTAGGTACTGCACCAGCTCAGATGGGTCAGATGCAGACTCAAGGTATGCAACAGCAATGAATATAGAGGACGACCTAAATACTTTATCTCATTACGAACATTTTGCAAGATTTATTAAGCTTATTAGTGATCTTAGAGAAGAGTGCATAGCTGATATGCACGAAGCTGACACAGATAAACTTCAACAAATTTCAGGACAAATAATTACTTACGATCAGATACTGCAAATGACTGATTGGAAGGGGATACAGAAGAAATTTTCTTCTATCCTTTAGCACAAAAAAAGTGTGCTATAATTGGGCTTCGCCATCGCTCGGCGTTAAGGAGTGGAAACAATTATGTCTAACGAAGTTATCTCGGTTGACTCTGAATCCGAACAAAATTCAGTGGGAAATATAACAGCGGAGGAGTTTGCCCTCCAACGCTTAGAACGACTTCAAGGAGAACAGCCCGAGGATACTCAGGAAGTTCAAGAGGAAGAAGTTTTAGAAGAAGCGGTTGAATCCGAAGAAGAGGTTATTCAGGAAACTGAAAACGAATCTTCTGAAGAAGAGACTGAAGATGTTCTTTCACAGTACAACTTAGATGATTTATCTGAGGATGAGCTTAAAGATCTTGCTGAAAAGCTTGGTAGTAGGGCTGTGGCTCGCTTTGGCGAACTTACAGCTAAACGTAAAGCAGCAGAAGAAGAGCTTGATAGAATAAAACAATCATTACAACAAGATCCTTTGAAACAGGAAACGGAAAATGTCAAGGACAATCCGTTCAACGATGTTCAGGATATTAAGTCGTTACAAGAAAAGGCTAAAGAAATAAGTGATATTATTGAATGGGCTGAAGATGTTTTATTTGAATCAGACGATTATTCTGCTCATGACGATGTTACTGAGCTAGATGGTAAGAAAATGACTAAAGCAGAGGTAAGATCTGCTTTGAAGAATGCTCGTAAATCTAGGGATCTTTATCTTCCCGATCAACTAAAAAAAGTTCAAAAAGCTGAAAACGCTAATAATCTCAAGAGAGAGCTTGGTGCAAAGGCTCTTAAAGAATTTGAATGGTTAAATAAAGAAGATGACGAAATACGTAAGGCATTTTTTAGTATAGCTGCAAACAAAGATTTGCAAAGCGTATACAAAGAATACCCTGTGCTTGGTGCAGAGCTACCTTATATTATTGCTCATGGAGTAGATAATATATATACTCGTAAAACAATACCCAGCACTTCTGTTAAATCAGGGACTAAACCTAAGATTAATCCTCCTAAAAGTTCTGTACCTTCTTCTGCTATGCCAGAGCAAGGTCAAAGAAAATCATCTAAAGTACTAAAAGACTTATCTTCACGCTTTAAAAAAAGTGGCAATAAAGATGACTTCATTTCACTAAGAACCAAACAATTATCTAGAAAATAAAAAATGGCATTCTCAGATACATTCGATACAACAAATCCTGGTTCGGCTGTTTCCAATCGTGAGGACTTGATGGACGTTTTGACCATCTTGGCTCCCGAAGAAACTCCCGTACTTTCATCTGCATCTAAATCACGAGCAAACGCTACGTTTGTTGAGTGGACTGTAGACAGTCTTTCATCTCCCAGCACTGCTGGTATAGCTGAAGGAGCTGACGTTACTACGTTCACTGACCAATTCAGTGGCCGAGCTCGTCTAGGCAACTACGTTCAGAAGTTCCGCCGCGATTACATGGTTTCCGATTTACAGGAAGCTGTTGATTCCGTTGGGCCTGCTAAAGTAGCACAAGCCGAAGCAAAGGCAATTCGCGAACTAAAACGTGACGTTGAAGCCACTCTATGCTCTACCAACGACCGCGCTGCGGAAGATGGTGCTGGAACGGTTTACAAGTTGCGTGGACTTGGTGACTGGATTGATTCTTCAGGGCCGTCTGACGTTCCTGCTGCGTTCCGCACTCCTGCTGACAGCATTCACTCAACTGGTGCTTTCACTGAAACAGTATTCAACAACCTCATTACCTCGATCTTCCGTGTAACGGGAGCTAGCAATGGTTTGACTTTGGTTGCTGACACTGCTCTCCGTCGTGAGATCAGCGACTTTGCTCGCCTTGATCCAGATGGTTCTGGTGCTGGAACTTCTATCCGCAACGTTAACTACAATGGTGACGTAGCTCAGATTAAGCTCTCTGTTGAGCTTTATGAGTCTGACCATGGCACGGTTGCTATCGTTAACGGAAACCCTGACTGTATGCCCGACACGACCAACAAGGACACTGGTTATCTGGTTCACCCAGAATACTACGGTGTTTCCGAGTTGATCCCAATGGGTAGTGCTCGTCTCCCCAATCAAGGTGGTGGCGAACGTGGATTTGTTGACTGCGCATTGACGCTGACAGTATTCCACCCCGGTGCTCACGGTAAAATCACAGCTCTTAGCTAAACCATAGGAGGTACATTAAAATGGCTATTGAACTTAAGAAAGTACAGAACATTGAAACCTTGGCTCTTGGTTTTAACTATGAAGCCGTCGTTGACTTGACAACTGATCTTGGATCTACCGCTGGCTCTGCCACTGCTGTTGACATCCAAGTTGGTGGTGCAGCAATGGCTGGTGGAGTTTACGGAGCTGCTGTTATCGTTGACGAGCTTGTAACTGCTGAAGTTACAGATGGTGGTTCCGCTATTTCGGACGCTACTATTGCTCTCGGTGATGACGGAGATCCTGACGGTTTTGTTGATGAAGTTGATGTTTTCAGCGACAGCGGCAACCTCGGAAAGATATTCACCAATAATGGTGCTCTTCTTGACGATGGATTGCATCTGGTTTCTGCTGTAGACCTCACTTACAACTTCACCGGAAATGCGCCAAACGACGCAGCCAAAGGTAAAGTCAGAATTTTGTTCAAGTATCACCCAACTGCTGGTGACAACTTCGGAGGATAATTCTTTTTAATAAAACTATCAAGGGAGGTCAGGCCAGTTCTGGCCTCCCTTTTTTATTTATGAATATTATTAAATGCCAAGGAGTGAGCTGCAATGTTAAGTCATCGTGCAGTAGATATTACCCCCTAGGGGTATCTGTTGACGAAGGACAATCGTTTATTGTTGTAGCAAAAAGCCTTCATAAATTTTTTAAAAGCTGTTTGTTCCTAAAAAAGAAATGAATATTATTACATCAGTACCTAAGTATAGTGACGGTGAGGTTAATCGAGCGTTTCTGCGTGAGATTGAAACTGGCTTCAAGATGGAGCGAGCCAAAGAGCAAGATCGCATCAATGCTACTGCTAAAGAGGCAAAGACAAATGTTGGTAAAACTCACCCAGTTTTAGGGAAATGCGTTGCCAACATTCCTGCCAGAGACTACTTCAGACTAGTCAAGAAGTACGGAGTAGATCACGTACACAGCAAAGAGTTCTTAAAATATTATAACAAGAAGTTTCCAGAACTTAGTCCTAATAAAGCGTAATGCAAAATAGAGCCAACAAAGATTTATTTGATTTAATTTCCGCACTTGCTGGTAATTCAGATTTTACCACGCAGGAAATATCTCAGTTGTTGGCTTTGGCTAACAGAAGGTTTTCTCAAGCCTACAACACCACCCCATATTGGGTTAGATATTTAACTGTTGGCGAAGAAAGAACTATATCAAACTCAGTAGTTCCTTTTACTCAAACAAGCAAAACTGACATAGGAGAGTTTCTTAGAATAAATCGAGAGCAACCTTTATTGAAAAACTCAACTATTGACTTTGAGTTTTTTGTAGAGAGCGATGGAGCTCACGTCATTAACCTTACAGCTTCTGATGCTACAAGCGTTTTTGTTACTTACAGAAAACCGCTAACCCTCCTGACAACATTAGACAATAATGGGACGGGTGGAGAAACTGAAGTTCCTAACGAATACTTTTTGTTTATGACCCATGCAACTTACGCTGACTTTTTGCGTATGGACGGTCAGCATTCAAAGGCAGGTTTTGAAGAAGAAATTGCCAATAACTTTTTAGCTGAGGCTTTAGACAATCCCCAGCAAGTTTATAACAATAACACAGTAGGACAGCGTTTTAAAACGTATGTCAGCCAACAATCGAGATAATGAATAGTCTAGTAACAAACCTATATCCACGGCCAAACGGAACGGTATCTGGAGAAAACCTATCCTGTGCAACATCAGGATCTGGTGTTTCATTTGCTGCATTTGATAGCAACACCAAATATGTAATGATCGACGTTCAAGATAACAATGTTATCGTGACGTTTGACGGTAGCACTCCTACCGCATCCAATGGTCATCTTCTTCTGAAAGAGAAGGGACTTATTACACTTAGTGCTAGAGCAGCTAAAGCTGCTAAGTTTTTGGGTGTATCTGGTGCTTCAATAGTTCACGGTTCACAATTTGTGTAATGAACCCCGAGCTGAACAAGCTTGGACTAGGAGCGACAGGATCAATACTGGCTGTTTCTTTTCAAGGGATTAGCGAGGTAATGTCTATTATCGCTTCGGTATGCACGATAGCTTACATGGGTCTTTGGATATATAAAACAATAGTAGAGTTAAGAAAGCGATGAGTGGTGAACTAGTGGCAATGCTTGGAGGTGGAGTCACGGGATTTGTAATGAAACTAATCTCGGCACAAATGAACATCCAGGCAAACGCTATCAAGTCCATGATTCAGAAGCAGAAAGTTTCGGATGCTTCAGCAGACAGAGCAGCAGAACGATCAGGAGAAAGTGGAGCATGGGTGCGTAAGCTCATCGCTATGTGCATCTTGTTTTCAGTGGTATTTGCTCCCTTCATCATGGCCTTCTTTGACATACCAGTGACTATCGAGGCACAGAAACTTGGCATTTTTAAATTTTTAGGAATAGGAGCAGATAAATGGAAAAATCTAGAGGGGTTT